CCTTCCGGCAACGGCTGGCAGCAACGACCAAGTGCTGACCACGAACGGCAGCGGCACGCTGTCATGGACGGGCAAGGGCGGGTTCACGCCGACGCAGAACGAATACACGACCAGCGGCACGAGCACGGTGACGATCCCGAGCGGCTGCACGTCGTTCCGTATCACTTGCATCGGCGGTGGTGGAGGTGGTGGATCAGGACGATGCGGCGCCTACCTCGCGGGTCGTGGCGGCGGAGGTGGCGGCGGCGGCTCAGGTGTGTCGCTCATGGGGTGGCGGGTGTCTGATATCGGCACCGCTGGTTCCACAGTTCTGTCGATCACCGTTGGCGCGGGTGGTGCAGGCGGAGCAGGATCCACGACGATCAATACCGGAACCGCAGGATCGCTCGGTGGCACTACAAGCGTCAGCCGAAACAGCGACGGTCTTGTCCTGTGCGTCACCGGAGGCGGTCAGGCAGGCGGAGCAGGCGGAAGCGCATCGGCTGGCTCAGGCGGCAGTTTCAGTTCGGATCCTTGGACATTCAATGGTGGGCAAGGCGGAACGGGCAACCTCAACTCTGTTGCAACAAGCGGCACGCAGACCAATATGGGTTGTTCCGGCGGTGGAGGTGGCGGAGGAGTTGCCGCAACTTCAAGCGGACAGAAGGCAGGCGCCACTGGTTTGAGAACGTCGCGAATGCTTTCCACCACGTTGGGTGCAGCAGGCGGTGCGGCTGTTGACACTGGAACAGCAGGAAACGGAGACAACGCCATCGAATACCTTCCCGGCGCTGTCGGTGGAGGCGGCGGCGGTGGGGGTGGTGCCAACCAAGGCAAGGGGGGCAATGGTGGAAACGGATTACGTGGCGGTGGCGGGGGAGGCGGAGGCGCAGGAGCGGACGGCGCAGGCAATGGTTCCGGTTCCGGCGGCACGGGTGGCGCTGGCTACGTTCGCATCGAATGGTTCTAGAACATGAGCGACGGACACAAGCCAACCGCAGGCATGATCGAAGAAGCCAAGCGCGGCCTCGCATGGCGGCAGGAGTTCAATCGCGGAGGGACTGCGGTGGGCGTGGCAAGAGCACGCGACATCGCCAACGCCAGGAATCTCTCTGATGACACGGTTCGCCGAATGCACTCCTACTTCGCTCGCCATGAGGTAGACAAGAAAGGCCAGGGATGGAGTCCCGGCGAAGACGGCTTCCCGTCCGCAGGACGGATCGCGTGGGCATTGTGGGGAGGAGATCCCGGCAAGTCGTTCGCGGAAACCATTACCACCCGGCTCAACAAGGAAGAAGGCAGGACCGACATGGCAAGCATCGAAATCCGCACGCGTCCCGGCTCGGTCACGCGCTGCGAAGGCGGCGCACGCGGAGTGCTGCGCGGCTACGCGTCCACCTTCAACGAGCCCTATGACATGGGGCGATTTGACGAGGTAGTCACGGCGTCCGCATTCAAGCGCACGCTCGAGGAGAACCCCGACGTCGTCGCCCTCGTCAACCATGACAGCGCCAAGCCGATTGCCAGGACGACCAACGGCTCGCTCAGGCTCAGCGCCGACGAGCGAGGCCTCCAGGTCGAGATGGAACCAATCGCCACGTCGTACGCGGCCGACCTGATGGAAGCCGTGCGGTCCGGGGTGGTGAACGCCATGAGCTTCGGGTTCAACGTGAAGCAGGATCGGTTCGAGCAGCGCGGCACCAGGGTGACCCGGGTGATCGAAGATCTCGACCTGCACGAAGTCTCGGTCGTGTCCTTCCCGGCCAACCCCGGCACAAGCGTCAAGCTCGATGCCCGGAGCTTCGAGCGATTCGTCCGTGCTCGCCGCTTCTTCCTGATCCCGCAGGCTTGATTCGGAAACGCCCCTCCCCATAGGCTTCCCGCATGCTCGACGAGCTTGATATCGACCTGCCGCGCGGCCTCGCCACCGAGGACGTCGATCACCTTGCACGCAAGGCGATGCGGCAAGGCATCGGGGCATTGCGCTCCTCCGAGCAGCGCGCACTCGGCGAGTCGACCGGAACCAACGTCACGCAAAACGGCTTCTATCTCGCGCCAAGCCACTTCGCGCGCGAGTGCTTCTTCAAGATCCGCGCGCTCAACCCGATCCGCAAGCACGGCGCACGGGTGTTTCGCGACTGCGGCTACAGTCTCTCGGTCCCCGCGGTCGCCACGGACATCACCGCGCAGCTCGCCACGCGCAACAACGCGAACGCCCTGCCGATGACGGCGTACACCACGACGCCGACCTTCCAGAACTTTGCATTCGCGGGGGAAGAGTTCCGCCTCTACCCGCGGCCCATGTATGTCTATTTCAAGGCAAGCATGGAACTCCTGCAGGACACCACCGAGGACAACGGCGCGCACCTCGAGCGACTGCTCGGGGACATGGCGGCTCAGGCGTTCGCGCAGCTTGAAGTGCAGGAAATGCTGCACGGTTCCGGGCAGCCCGACCCGATGGGCAGCGTGCGGCTCGGACTGATTGCGCAGCTCATCGACACCGCCCGCGGAAGCAGCTCCGTTGGAAACACTGCGGGAGCGTTTACCGCCCTTGAGTTCGGCGCCGCCATCGAGAACCTGAGCAGCGGCCGCTACGCGCGCGCTCTGCACCTCTGGCACCCGCGACTGCTCGGAACGCTGGCAACCTCGTTCGATCCCCTCTTTGCGGGAAGCGTCGCATCGCAGGCAAAGGCAGACACGCTGATGATGCTCGCGGGTCGGCCCCTTTACCTCGAGCCGAGCATGATCCCAACGGGCGGAAGTTTCTCCACGGGCACGATGGCAGGCATCGTCGTGGATCCGACTGCATACGTGTTCGCCGAGAGCGGACCGCCCGTGGCGCTGCGGCGCCTGGACGAACTCGGCGCCTCCACCGGAGAGGTGCTGTTCCAAGCGGTGCGCCGAATCGACTTCGCCCTTGCCGACGTGGACGCGGCATACGGCATCCGACTGTAGTCCACTCCCACACCCAACAAGGACGAACGACGATGGACGACAAGACCCCCGAGGCCGCGCCCGCAAGCGGCGGCGACCAGTACCGGGCCCTGATCGACGAGATGGGCAAGCTCTACGAGCGCATGCGCTCCATGGTCGACAAGGCCAACCGCGCAGGCGAGATGAGCGAGGAAGAGGAAGAGGAGCTCGCGCGCATGCAGAAGAAGTACGACTCCATGCGGTCGCTCAAGGAGCGCAACGAGAACCTCCTCCGCATCGCTGGCGAGACCCGCAGCGAGATGCCCTCCGCCCCGGCGGTCGCGCTCAACGTGAGCCGCGCCTCGGCCAGCCAGGGCGTCACCGCCTCCGGCGAGTACCGCGACGCGTTCAACGCGTACCTCAAGGGGCCGCGGTTCGTGGGCGAGAACGAGCGCCGCGCCTTGTCGGAAGGCACCGCGGCCGACGGCGGCTACCTGCCGTCGACGGACTTCTACGGCACGCTCGTCAAGGTGCTCGAGCAGCAGGTGATCTTCCGCCGCATCGCGAACGTGATGAGCCTCGGTGCGTTCAAGACCAACATCGCCCTCGAGTCGAGCATCGCCGCCGCCACCTGGGGCGCGGAAGCCGCGGCAATCGACGAGACGACGCCGCAGTTCGGCGAGCTCGTCCTGCAGCCGCGTCGGCTCAGCGCGATCATCAAGTCGAGCATCGAGCTCATCGAGGACGCTCCGGCGCGCGGCGCAGGCTTCTCGGTGGAGTCGATCGTTGCCGATCAGCTGGGTCGCGCCTTCGCGCTCGCGGAAGAGCAGGCGTTCTGCGTCGGCCTTCCCGGCTCGAACCAGCCGAAGGGCATCTTCACGTACACGGCTGCCAACCAGATCTCGGACGGCAAGACGACCGCGTCGGCGGCCGCCATCACCGCGAACGAGCTGCTTGACTTCGTGTACTCGCTGCCGCGGCAGTACCGCGAGCAGCGGTCCACCTGCATCGTCACGAGCGACGCGGTGCTCGCGCTGATCCGCAAGCTCGCCAGCCCCGGAACCAACACCTTCCTCTCGTACCTCTGGCAGCCGTCGTTCCAGCAGGGCGAGCCGGATCGCTTGGCCGGCATCGCGATCTACGCCTCGCCGTACGCGCCGTCCATCGCGGCCAACGCACGGGTCGCGGTGATCGGAGACTTCTCGCGGTACCACATCGGCATGCGCTCGAACATGAGCGTGAAGGTGCTGCGCGAGCTCTACGCGGGGAACGGTCAGATCGGCTTCCAGGGCATTGCTCGCCTGGACGCTGGCTGCTCGATCTTCAACGCGTTCCGCTACCTGCGGATGGCAGCATCCTGATCCTCGCCTTCTTCTCCCAGCAGGGGCGAGGTCGTTCACGCGGCCTCGCCCCTGCGTGTTGAAAGAACCATCATGAAAGTGCAAATGCTCGAATGCTTGGCAGGCACGACCGAAACGCTCAACGCGGGAGACGTCGTTGAGCTTCCGGACGAGGTCGCGATCCGCTTCATCGGCGCAGGCATCGCCACGACGGTCGAAGAGCCCAAGCGGGAAGCCGCCACGAAGCGTCCGGCAAGTCGCGCAGCCAAGGAGTGACGATGCGCGTGATCCTCGGCGGCTGCACGTACCTCTCGAACACGGAACTTGACATTCCGTCCGGCGAGCCCGTGACGATTGCCGAAGCCCGCGCGCACTCGCACGTCGACCACACGTGCGACGACGCGCTGATCGGGGCGCAGTTGACTGCGGCGCGCGAATACGTCGAAGCGCTCATCAAGGGACCGCTGATGCAGCGCACGTTCCGGCTGCGGCTGGATCGGTTCCCTACCAGCGGGGAGATCCTCCTGCCAGGGTGGCCCGTCTCCGAGATCAGCGGAATCCAGTACGTGGACCACGCAGGAGCCACCCAGGTGCTGTCGTCCTCGGTCTACGACCTCGACGCCGATTCAAGCGTGGCCAGGGTGGTGCTGAAGCGTGGTCAGGCGTGGCCGGGGGTGTACGTGCAGGCGGCAACATGGGCCGCGCAAGTGCAGTACGTCGCTGGCTACGCGACGGCCGCGGACGTGCCGCAGTCGCTCAAGCAAGCAATCCTGCTCGTGTTCGGCCACTGGTACGACAACGCCCGGGAAACGGCCACCGCCGAGAACCTCCGGGAAGCGCCGCACGCGGTCGAAGCGCTCTGCAAGACCTTCGTGCGCGCAAGGTGGTTCGCATGAGCCTTCGCGCCGCGACCCTGCGGTTCCCCCTGCGGGTCCAGCAGCCGGCGGCAACCGTGGACGCAACCGGCCAGCCGGCTCGTTCATGGATCGACGGACTGATGGTGCAGGCCGCAATCGAAACCATGCAGGGATCCGAGGCGCCCTACGCAGGAGGCCAGCAAGCGACCTGCTCGCACCGCGTGACGGTCAGGTCGTGGGGTCACGGCATCACCACCGGATCCCGGCTCAAGTTCGAGCGCGGCCCCGGGATCGCGCCACGCTTCTTCGAGGTCGTCTCGATCACGGATCCGACCGAGATGCGGCACTACCAGACCATCCTCGCGAAGGAGGTCGTCCCGTGAACAAGTTCGCCGCCTCGACTCGGCAGGCATACGCGCAGGGCATCAAGCTCGACATGGGCGCCGTGCGCGTCCAGCTTCGCGGAGTGGCCGGGGTCGAAGACACCATCGCCGCACTCAACGCCTTGCCCGGTCGCGCGCAGACCAACCTCTACCGCCGGGCAATCCGTCCGGGACTGATGGCGGTCGCCAAGGAAGCGCGTGCCCTCGTCCACAACATCCCGATCCGGAGCGGCCTTGAGTCGCGCGAAAGCAAGAAGGACGAGGATGGATCGGTGCGCGACGAGATCGCTCGCGCCATCAAGGTGCGCGTCGGCATCAAGCGCAAGAAGGGCGTATACGGCACCGTTTCCGTTCGCTACCCCAAGCGGTCCAAGGGCGAGAACAAGATCGAGCGCGGCAAGAAGGCGCAGCTCGCGCACCTGATCGAGTTCGGCTGGAAGCTCAACGTGGCCTATGGCGGTCGGCCACGCAAGAACCCGGTCGAGATCGAAGGGTCGGAGTTCATGACCAGCGCGTTCGCCAGGGTCGCGCCTCGCGCCCGGGCGATGGTGCAGCAAGCGATCGTTCTGCTCGCTCGCGATCCCGGCATGAGTAAGAAGAGTTTCGCCTCGGCAATGGAAGCGGTGGTCTGATGGCGCAGCTTGAGGCAGGCATCTATGCCCGGCTCACCTCGGTATCAGGGGTGACCGCTCTGGTTCCGGCCGGCTCCATCACGCCAGACGTTCGCCGCAAGGGAGGGACGCTCCCTGCAATCGTCTACAGAGTCGGCTACTCCGAGCCGTTCAAGGTCATGACCGGGGCGCACGCGTCGCTCACGCGGACCGACGTCATCGTCACGGCCTACGCGCTCACGCGGCTGCAGTGCCGCGACATCATGAACGCCTGCGGCCTTGCTCTGGACGGGTACTCCGGGCAAACTGCAGGTGTCACCATCCGCGGCACGACCCTTGATTCGCTTGACACCGCGTACATCGAACCCGCGGCAGGCGAGAACCAGGGCATCTACGTCGCGTCCCTGACTGTCCGCGTGATGCACTCGACCTTCTAACCCAACCACCAGGAATCTCATGGCAGCAAACACCAGTTTCGGCACCGTCATCAAGAAGGGCACCACCACGCTCGGGGACGTCACCGCGATCAGCCTGTCCGGCATCAGCCGCGCGGAGATCGACGTCACCTCCCTGACGGACGCGGCCAAGGTCTACAAGATGGGCACCGTCGACTCGGGCACGATCGAGGTGTCGTTCAACTACGACGACTCGCTCTCGACCTACGTGCCGCTCTCGACCTCGAACACCTCGGAGGAATGGAGCATCGTGCTGCCCTCCGGCCCGAACACCGCAACCCCGCCAGTGCAGGTCTTTCAGACGCTCACGTTCAAGGCGTTCCAGCAGTCGTTCAGCATCGACACCGGAGTCGACGCGGCGCAGACCGGAACGCTGACGCTGCGCATCGACGGCGTCGTGACCTTCGGCACGCCCGCGGCGCCCACGACGTGAGATAGGAGCGAGTTGCAGGTCGTCGCTGCAAGGCTTACGATGGGAGCATGGATTCCCCCATCAAGCATGCAACGAAAGAAGCCATTCTCGCTCTCGCAAGCGCGACCAAGATCGAGCGCGTCGACGTTCCTGGACTCGACGCGCCGATCTTCGTGCGCGGCCTCTCGGCCAGGGAGCGCGACGCGTTCGAGGCATCCTGCATGGCAGGGCGCGGCAAGGCGCGCGGCCTCAACATGGACAACGTCCGCGCGCGGCTGCTCGTCCGTGCGATCTGCAGCGAGACCGGAGAGCGCATCTTCGCAGACCACGAAGCCGAAGCACTTGGCAACGTCCCCGCCTCCATCGTCGATCGCCTCTTCACGCTGGCGCAGCAGCTCTCTGGTCTCAGTCCCAGCGACGTCGAGGAACTCGCGGGAAACTGAAAGCGCGCCCGGGGCGGAGGTTCATCTTCCGCCTCGCGGCGCAACTCGGCATGACAGTCGAGGAGATGCTGACGCGCATGAGTTCCGAAGAACTCACCGAATGGATCGCCTACGACCGCCTGGAGCCGATCGGGTGGTCGCGTGTCGACTTGGTCGGCGGCTTGATCTGCTCCTTGCTCGCCAACTCGAACCGCAAGCGGGGCGCACCCTCCTTCAAGCCGTCCGACTTCATGCCGTTCCTCGAGCGGCCGACGGTCGATCCGCTCGACGCAGAATCAGTACGCGCCCTGTTCCAGCCGTTCATGAGACCCGGCGGTTGATGGAAACCGTTACCGCGAGCCATCAGAAAGCTGATTGATATGGCGACCATCGGCAACCTCTTCGTGAAGATCGGCGCGGACACGAAGCCGATGGAGAAGTCGCTGGCAGAAGCCAAGGGTCGGCTCGGCCAATGGGCTGCCTCCATCGGCGGCATCGCGATGGGAGCAGGCGGCATGCTGGCATCGGTGCTCCCCGGGGACCTTGGCGCAGGCGCGGCGCGCGTCATGTCGGCCATGCAAGGCATCGCCAACGTCGCAGGCTCGGGAAGCAAGTTGGTCGGGCAGTTCGGCGGCGCAATGGGACTGCTGGCGAATCCGATGACGGCCACGGTCCTCGCGGCAACCGGGGTCGTCGTCGCGGTGGCGGCAGTCGGAACCGCCATGGTCATGGCGACGCTGAAGGCCGCCAAGCTCGGCGACCAGCTCAAGGAGACCGCGGACGAACTCGGTACGACAGCGGAGAACTTCCAGCGGCTCGAATACATCGGCACCGCGGCCGGTGCGGGGCCGGAGAAGATCCGCACGAGCATCACGAAGATGCAGTTCGCCCTCGCCAACGCGGTCCAGGGAAGCGCGGAAGCGAGCAAGTCGTTCCAGAAACTCGGCCTTGACGTCAACAAGCTGAGCAACATGGACGCGACGATGGCGTTCGAGGAGATCCTCGGCAAGATCCGCGAGCTGCCCACGCACACCGACAAGGTCAAGGCGCTGCGGGACATCTTCGGCAAGGGCGGCTCGGGCCTCGCGGGGATGGTCAAGTTGAGCGCGGAGGAACTCGCCCAGCTCAACCAGGAAGCGGCAGCGTTCACCATCAAGGAAGGCAGCGTGCAAGCGCTCGCCTCGCTGCAGGATTCGATCGACACGCTCGGCCTTGCCTTCGAGCGGCTGCTTGCGGAAGTCATGGCACCGCTCGCGCCCATGATCCAGATGGTCACGGACTACCTGAAGGACATGCTCGCGCAGAACGCCGACCGCCTCGTCTCCGGCATGTCGGAGTTCGTGATGCTGCTGGCCGAGGGAATCGACGCCGTGCGCCCGTTGTGGGAAGGGTTCATGGGCGTGTTCAACGTCCTGCAGGCCATCAACGCGTTCATCGTGAGCACGTTCCTCCGCGTGATGGCGGAGGTCGTCGGTCTCGTCGCCAACATCATCGAGCTGCTCAACTACATCCCGGGCGTCGAGCTGCCCACGGGCGGATTCGAGCGCGCCGCCGAGCTGATGAAGAAGATCTCGTCGGCCGGCTTTGCCTCCGGCGCGCAGGACATGAGCGACGCTGCCGAGCGATTCTCCACCGCCGGATCGCTGATGGCACAGCAGGCCAGCGGCCAAGCAGGCTCGATGGTCGCGGCTGCGCTGGCGTTCGAGCAGGCGCGCAGGAAGGCCACCGCTGATCCTGCAACCGGATCGCAGGCCGCGCCTCCTCCGGTGGTCGATCCGGAGCAGCTCAAGCGGGCAGAGGAGGTCGCCAAGATCCTCGAGAAGATGCGCGAGGACGCCGAGCGCATCGGCAAGACCGACGCGCAGTTGCTCGAAGGCCAGCTCTCGAAGCTCGGAGCGACCGCCGCGCAGATCGACGAAGCGCTCGCGCTGCAGAAGCAGCTCGCCGATGCCAAGGCCGCCGATCAGGCCGCCGCCGATCAGGCGAAGATGCAGGAGAAGCTCGCGGCTCAAATGGACGAGATGCGGCGGAAGGTGGACGACTTCGGCAAGAGCGCCGAGGAACTCGCGGCCGCGCAGCTTCAGGCGATGGGTGCGACCCAGGAGCAGATCGACGAAGCGATCCGGCTGCAGCAGGAACTCTCGGCGATGGAAGCCGCCGCCAAGAACGCCGAGGAGATCGAAAGCATCCTTGCCGACGTGACCCGCGCCGCGGACGAAGCAGGCAAGTCCGAAGCGGAGTTGCTCCGCATGCGGCTCGAAGCGCTCGGCGCTACCCAGGAGCAGATCGACAAGGCGATGGGGGCGCTGCGCGACACGAACGTCGGCAACATCCTCCGCGACCTCGAGGATCAGGCCAAGCGCGCCACGATGAGCGAGCGCGAGTTGCTGGAGGAGAAGCTCCGCGCAGCAGGCGCAACCGCCGAAGAGATCGAGAAGGGTCTGGCGCTCCAGGAGAAGATCGACGCCGCGAAGAAGAAGGACGGCGCTGCCGGCGGCAAGGGCGGCGGCGGTCCTGAATCCGTGCAGACCGCACTCGGCTCGATCAAGCTTCCCGGCATGGTCGATTCGGTCAAGATCGCCGAAGAGCAGTTGGACGTCGGCTATGCCTCCTCGGCCATGCTCGAGCGGATCGCAGGGGCCACGGAAGCGTCGGCCATCGCGGCCGCCGCCGCCGAGCAAGGCGGCAGCGCGGCCACGGGTGAGCGGCTGGAAGACCAGACCGTATCCCTGCTCAAGCAGATCGAAGCCAACACGCGAGCATTCGCGGGAGTGCTGACCTGATGCCCAATCTCCGCCTCCGGCGCCAAAGCGTCTCCCGCAACGACGACGGCACGGCCTCCATCACGGAGGAATACATCGTCGACGACACCACGGCGCTCACCTACGCCACCGTCCTTGCACAAGCGCCCGCGCTCGGCGCCTCCAAGACCGTCTCCGGCATCGACACCTACCTCCAGTCGGTCAGCGCCGACGCCATCGAAGACTCGCTGAATCAGGCATGGACGCTCACGCTGAGCTACACAAGCGAGGCAACCAACGACGCGGAGTACGTCGCGCTCGACATGAACAGCAGCGCGGTGGCCGTCGACGTGTTTCGTGCCGGAGCATCGGCCCCATCAAGCCTGGACGCTCCCGGCAACTCGGACATCGGGGGAACTCCGGTGGACCAGGGTGGGCAGGCGGTGACCGCGCTGATCCCGACGCAGGAACTCACGATCACGAACTTCCGCGCCGACAACAACGCCACCGCGATACGGCTGGCGCTCGGCAAGCGCAACTCGGCAGCATGGCTCGGAGCCCCTATCGGCTTCGTGCTCTTCACGGGCGCGACGGCCAAGCGCGTCGGTCCCGCGAAATACGAGGTGCAGTACAAGTTCGTCTACGACGACTTTGCCCACTGCCGCCAGGTCGTAATCCGGGACATGGACGGAAGGCCAAAGCTGACAACGCCGCAGTCGGACGGGCGTGCCAACGCCTCGCTCGTGGTCTGGCGGCAGCCGTTCCCGGCGACCTACGCGTTTAGCAGCATGGGCATCGTGGTCTGATGACCATGAAACCTTACATCACCACGGGGCTAGGCGCGCTGACGCCCGCGGCATGGCGAGACTTGGCAGTCACGGTAGACACCGTCCTAGGCCCCGGCACCGTGCGCAACGTGCAGCTCGGGGCTG